GACATGACTCGTGAGCCTCTCTCAAGAAGAGCGATTGTAGTTCCAACTGCAGCTTGTTGATTACTATCTCCCACTTGCATATCAGCGATCGCTGCAAATCTTTGTCCTGCTTGAACTACGATACCTAATAAATTTAATAATGTCTGAGATGGTTCTTTGTATGGTAGTGGAAAGAATGCATCTCTTAATGATCCTCCCGGTGCATCTACATCTTTAAATTCACCTGGTTGAATAGGGGATGCTTCATCTCTAACTCTTACACCTCGTTGTTTAAATCCTGCTGGTAAATTAGAAAGTGTACCCGCGTCTAATAATTGACGGAGAGCAGACGTTGCCGTTCTGCTCAATCCGCCAATCATGTGAATGAGTCCAAAGCCATAAAATCCTAGTCCTGGCAGAAATTTGAAGTGGACGAAGTATTGAATCTTACGTTTCTTTAGATCATCGGGCGCATAGTTCCTTCTGATAGAAAGAACTTTTCTATTACCTTCTTCAACAGTTACGATGTAAGGCAATTTTATTCCTGTTGGTTGCCCATCAGCACCAACTTCTTCGAAACCTTCCAAGTCTAAATTAACATGACACTCGAGTAATGTATAAACTGGTTCGTTCTTTCCAGTCTTTTTACTTCCTTCTAGTTCACGTTCTTTTTTTGCAAGTTCGTTATTCGTATCCGTACCTGGTGGTCCAAGTTCTACGTCACGATAAAAACCATTGACTTGTTGTTTTCGTAATTCGTTTTCAGAAATTTTTATTGTGTGAATAATCGCTTCCGCATCGTCTAATGAGGTAGCCGTATACGGAACGATTAATTCATCTGCAGGTACAAACTTCGATACAGCTCTTCCCATATTTGTATCGTAGTAAACTTTTTTAAAAGTTGATCCTGCTAATGGTAAATGAAATAGCATTGAGTCAAACTCTGCTTCATACTCTTTCATTTGATCCATAATAAGATAATTCATGTAATCTTTAACACGTGTTGCTTGTTGTTCTGTTGCTGGATTTTTAACACCAATAATTTGTGTTCTAACGGGTCCATCAACTGGCAATAATTCTTTGTAAGCTTGTGCTTGGAATTGTGTTACAGCTTCTGCCATTACAGGGTGTGTTGCACCACTTGCTCCTTGAAATGGTTCAGTTCTGTTTTCGTATTTAAATCCTAAAAGATCGAGTCCAGATATATATGCTTGCTCCCATTCTTTTCTTGAACCTTTGTAGTCCATATAATTTTGAGTCATCTCGTTTCCGATTGGCTCTAAAATTTCATCTGGTAAAATATCTGCTAGGTTATCAAAGTGTGATTCGGTTCCCGGTATGTTGATTGCTCCCGGTTCAAAGTCGATCGTTGCACCACCATCTTCTTCTGGTGTAACTTCAACGGGTCCTTTTTCTGGTTGTTCTTCCTGAACAGTAACTTCTTGTAGTTCCTCTTCTGAAGGTACTTCAAGTTTCGTTCTTGTGTTCGGGAGTCCTTTATCTATATCTGCCATTTATACTCCTATTGTTTCTTAACACGATTTAATAAACCTTTCAAGCCCTCTGAATCAGGGTTCATGGATCTTCTTTGTGGGCCTTCATCTATTCCACCAGATAATCCTGCAATACCGCCACCTGCTAAATTAGCAACGCCACCTGCTCTTGCTATTTCATCTGTTTTTGCTCTGTCTAAATCTTTTTGTAATATATCTGCTAATTGTTGATAGCCTAAAGTCTCACTGTATTTTCCTGCTTGTGGTCCAACAGTAATTTCACCTAAACCAAAACTATATGGTGAGGGTGTAGATTTAAAACCAGCTTCTTGTCCAACATTAAACAAAACATCGTCTAACTGTTTTTTAGTAAAAGCAGTTACATTAGGAATCATTCCAATATCCATTTTACCAAGCACAGGTCTGTCTTGTGCTCCTTCTTTTATCATTTGTTCAAAGCCAGCTTTAGACATTGGTTTAATTGGTGCTTTTGCAGCTTCAATAGAATCAAATTCTTGTTTAGCTTTATTGTATGCGATTTGTTCACTACTACCCTCCTGTAAAGCTTTTCCATCTCGGCTTAACGTGGTGTATTCATCCTGTAAATTATTTAACTCAGTCTGCAACGCTTGAATCCTTTCCGGATTATTATATTCAGACGCAGGGTCGCCTTCAATTGTACTAAGTGTATTTTGAATTTTTGTTATTCTATTTATAACTTCACCCAATCTACCATAAGGTTGTGCCTCTGGAAATTTTGCAAACAAATCTTTGTTGTAAGCTTCTTCACCAGTTGTTTTTGTAAATGCGCCTGTTATCCAGTTATTTTCTAACGCTCTTTTAAAAGGTGTTCCGTAAGCCATATCAAAACCAATAGATCCAACTTCATATACAATATCCAAACCAATTCCTGCTGGTCCAAGAAATGTTGCGAGCGCACCTTTGCTTCCAACTTTAGCTGTTACTTTTGCAACTTCTTTTGCTATTCGTTCAGCCGTTTCTGGTGCCACGTCTCCAGCAACAACCCTTTTAGAATAATTAACTAAATTTTTCTTTTTTTCAGCAAGAGAACAAGTTCCATTTGCAAAACCTAATCTACCACCCTCTGCTTTAACAACTCTGTCACAAAAGAAATCACTAATTTTTAAATTTTTTGTTTTAGGAATATTTAATTTTGCTTTTCCTGAAGTAAAAATTTGTTTTATAATTTCTTGTCCTTCTTTTGTTTTTCTAAATTTAGCTAAATTTTTTCTAGCTAAATTTTGTTCTCTTAAATTTTGAACAATTTCTTCTGCTAAATCAGCTTGAGTTTTTTTAGTAATAGATGTTGTACCAAAATCTAATTTTTTTGTAGAGCCTTTTCCTATATTAACACCGATGGTATCTGCAAAATTTTCAATAGTCTTAATAAGTTTTTTATCTCTATTAGGATTTAATAAAGCTTTATCATACGCCATACTTAAACTTTGTTTAAAACCTCTATTATATTCTCTACTAATAGGTGTTACATACAAAAGTTTTTCTGGAGACACACCTGATCCTTTTAAAAAAGCCTTTGAAAGAGGATGATCTAAATCTAAATTTATACCTTCGGGCAAAGAGTTTACTAATTTATTATATTCAGATAGAGCTGCTAAAGCTTGTGTATATTTTTTAGGATTTTGTCCTTTACCAAATGCATCTCTAATTAAAGTTCCAATATTTTCTGATTGAACTTTTCTCAAACCTTTTATATTTGAAAAGTTATCTAAAAAGTTATCTGTAGTATTAAAGTCATCAGGTAACCATGACTTTGGTGGTCTGTCACTAAACTCTCCTTTACCTATGACCACATTTTGATCATAAACATTTTTTAATAATAAACTTGCTTGTTTTACAATTTCTTTTTCAGTTTTATTAAATTTTTTAGCCATTGATTTTACAGTGGCATTAGGATTATTTAATATTTCATCAAATATATTTTTTTGTGTTTCTAATCTTTTTAATCGAAGTTCTGATGATTTTTTAGATTTACCAGCTTTTGTAAACTCAAGAGCTTCTTTATAAGTATCAATCATATACCTACGATTAATTCCTAATTGTTTAGCTAAATTATTTTGTGCCTTTACATCATTACCAAGGATAATTTCATTCAATAATGCAGTATCTGATGCATTAAGAATACCTCCAGCATCTTTAGCTCCTGCTGCTATTCTGGCTGGTCTTGTTAAAGTTTTTAAAGCATTATAATCTTGCTCAATAAAAGCTTTACCAATTCTATCAAATCTTTCTTTTATTTTTGCAACATTTCCCGCTTGTTGTGCAGCTTTAATTGCTTTTTCGCTTCTATACCCCTGCCTCGTGCCACCAAAACCTGGTTGCACTAACATACCACCACCGGCTTTTGGATTACGGATATTGAAATCTCTTATTGCATCACGGTCCAAGGATGATTGAGGTCTTTGTATTTTATCTGCAGTTGTAACTTCGTCATCATCAAAGAGATCCATCAACTCTTCTATTCTGACTACAATATCTTTCTCCATGTTATTCTCCTAACATGTAAGCAACACCACCGCCTGCTTTTTTAATTTTTGGAGCTTCTGATGTTGTCTCTTCAATAATTTCTTTTCTTATAAATTCACTTATATCATCAGCTTCTGCTTCTGTGCCATCTACATCAAATTCTACTTTGTATTCATCATACTCGTCAGGAGATTTAGATGCTATTTTTTTATCAGGGTCTACATTTACATCACCTTTTTTATATTCCATAACAGATCTGTCTGCGATACCATCAACCATTTCGTCATCACCAACCCTAACACCACCTATCTTATCTTTTGTAATTTTCATATCACCAGTTGATAAATCCTCTACTAACTCATACTCGTCACCATTCTTACCTGTGTATCTGTGTATCTCAACTCTGTCTGCGTACGTCACTTTATCTGGTTTACCAAGAGATTTAATTTTGTTTGCAAGCTCAAAGAAATATGGTGGTGGTGTAGATTTTGTAGTTTGTTCTACAACTTCTTTTACAACTTGTGGTGCTGCTTCTTTACCTGTAAGTTTTAGTAGTCCTGTTTTAAGTGCACCGATACCTGCACCAACGCCACCCATTAATTTTAAGAATGCTCTTCTACCCATTTTAAATCCTGCACGTCCACCTGTTGCCATGTCTTCTGGAAACATTTTTCTTACATCTTCAATTATTTCTCTAATATTTTTTCTCTCTGCTGAAATTTGTTGAAATCTTTCGTAATTTTCACCCTTGGTAGCTAGACTATCTGCCTCCTCTTTTAAAATCATGTCTCTATCAACTAATGCATTTAATTTGTCATTATCAGGTTTACCATCTTTAATATATTTACTTATGTCAGCTCTAGCTTCAATAGGTTTAGCTCCTGTCGCATTCATGATACCTGATTTAAGAGCAGCACCTTCTTGTGTGCCACCCATGATAGTTTTACTTGGATCAAGAGTTCGACCTTGCATGTCAACAACCTTGTTGACCTCTTCGATTCTTTTTACTGCCTCCTGTTGGATCTTTATCTTCTCTAGACCATCTGGATCACGGCCCATCATTTTTCTAAAACCTTTTGTCAATTGCAGTATTGCTTCGGCGACTGTCATTCCTGCTCTAATCATTAATAATAATTCCTCTGCCTTTTCTCGACTTTTTCATCTACGTAATCTTCAGGATGATCGATCAGACCGCCCTGCCTGAATCGCATGATCGCTTGTGTCGTCGAATCCACAAGGTCGTCATGATCCCCGTACGGGAACGCCGCACACTCCTCAATGACTTCATCCGCAAACTTTTGTTCCGGAGCCCATATCATACCAGATTCAAACAAAGGTGCAACAGCATTTACACGTGCATGCTTGTCATTTCCTTTAGACGGTGAAAAGTTTACAACCGGTATATCCATCTTCCGGAGTTC